CGCGGGACTGAATTACGCGTCGGATCAATTGTTTATATTGAAAGCGAAGCCAAAACAAAAACGTTTGAGTTTCAAGAAAACATCATTTCGTCCGATCTTACATTTGTACGCCGTGACGACGTCGTTTTGTCGGCCGTGGCTTCAAATCATATCGAAGAAAAAACCGGAAAAATGACCAAGGACGGCCACGAAAAAACGAAAAATTCACGCATTGAAGTTTTAGTATGGTTTGACCGTTCCGGCAAATTTCAAAGCAAAGAAATTAAAAAAGGCGACAAGCCGGACGCCAATATTGACGGCGAAAGGAAAACGTTTCATTTTTTAGAAGCCAAAACAACCGACGATTTAATCCGGTTAGCAAAGGATAGTTTACAAAAATATTATTACGCAGGTTTTAAAGGTAGTTTTGTCACTTTTGGAACGCCAAGCGTGGATTTTGGAGATAATGCAATAATAATAAACAAACTTTTGCCGGAGCAAAACGGAACTTATAAAATAAAGGCCGTCGATATTTCCGGCGGGGTTGATGGATTCCGTCAAAAAATACAGTTGGATTATAAAATTAAATAAATGGCAGATTTAACAAGAACAATTCAAGAATTGGCAGGAACGCGCAACCAAGACGAAGTCAAATTATATCAATGCAACGTTAATTCAATTGATTTAAGCAAAAGAACGGCCAACGTGACAACAATCACGGGAACGGCCAACGTAACATTTGACGCGCTATTGACGGCCGGAATTTCGGACGGCTTGGTAATTACGCCGGAAATTAATTCAATGGTTTACGTTTTGATTTCAAAATATACGTTGCCGTTTATTGTAACCTATTCCGACATCACGCAATTTAACATTATGGGCGGGGAATTTGGCGGTTTGGTTAAAGTGGTGGAGTTGACGCAGAAATTGAACAATTTAGAAAACAAAGTCAATGAAATAATTTCTATCTTTGGAACACACACCCACGGAGTTGTCGCCGTAGGTTCGCCAACTTCGCCAACTTCGACGCCGGTTTCCGGATCGTTGACGCCAACGCAAAGGCTCGACATTGAAAATATAAACGTAAAACACGGAAAAAATGACAATTAACAAAGATTTTGCATTAAATAACGACGGCGACTTGCTGTTTTTAAACGGCGACTTTGTAATTGCCGAAAGTGATCAACAACACGTCGTCGACACCTGCAACGCGTTTGTTGGGTGGTGGAAAGAATTTCCCTTGGACGGCGTAGGAATTGGCAATTTTATCAATTCAGCAGGCGGGGCGCAACAATTGGCGCGTAAAGTAAAAATCGAACTTGAAAAGGACGGATATAAAGTTGATAATCCGGTTATTGAATTTGGAGCAGACGGAAAACTTAATTTGTACCCAAATGCAAGTATTTAAACAATTTACGCAAGGTTGCACGTTGTTCGACGTTGTACTCGAATTGTATTTGTCTTTGAATTTATTGCCTAAATTTATAGTAGATAATAATATCACGGATTTAAACGCAATTACAACGTCGGGGCAGGTTTTTAAATACGACACGGATTTTATTACAAACGAAATTTTGTCCGAAGAAATCACGCGTAAAAGTTACCAATTTAAAACCGGCGACTTAAAAATATTTAGTCGCGGAATTGTTGGCGAATATTTATTGATTGAAAGTTCCGAGATACTAAAAGACGAAGCAAACAACTTATTTACATACTAATAAAATGAGCAAAAAAATATCAGAATTACCGGAATATATCGGAGCCGACACACCGGCCGGCGACGTGCCAATTTCAATCGCAGGGACAACTTACCGGATCACGCCGGCAAAAATAAAAGGAACGTCCGGAAGTGGTTCAACTTTAGGACTTATAAAAATAGTCGATAAAGCGGGCGACTTCTTTACCAATTTAGCTACTGCTTCGGCTTATATTAGAACTTTCACAAGTGCCACCATTACAAATGAAAGTTATTCAAATGGTGCGTTTTGGTTTACCGTTCCGAATGGTTCGGCTTTTGCGAATGTTAACGGTTTTTTAAGTAAACCGACACCACACACGGCATACATTGAAGACTACTTAGAATTAATCGCTTTTTTTGGTAACGGAACATTAACTTCAAGTAGTGGTAATAGTATTTTAGGTAGTGTCCAATTTGGTACTATTGCATTCGGTGGGTTTACAGGAACTTTAAAGATTAGAAATATTACGCTTTTTAATACTTCTGATACTTTTGCAAGTGGGGCAAGCGGTCGCTTTGAAATCTACGGAACAATAGGCACAACAACCGCAAACAATTACACTAACTTTTTTCCAACAAATACAGCTGTTATTTGGGCGCAGAAAGTAATGCAAACTAACAACGCTGGAGGTATTGAAGGCGATTTAGCAAGGGCGCAAACTAACGGAGCAAAGCTATTTTTTGGATATGCTGATGGTGGAACTGCTGGAACGCCTTTAACACGTCAAGAATTTAGCTTTACAAGTTCACAAGATTTTACGCTATCTAGTACACCAAGCGCAATCTACGCAGTCTTTGTAAATGGTCAAGAATTAAATAGTTCGCAATACTCTTTTGTAACTACTACTTTAACTATTGCAGACACTTTAGAAAGTGGCGATAAAATTAATATTATTTATACGCCTGTAGTGGCTGGAGTGCTAGACTATTACACTAAGGCTGAAATAGATGCCTTTGATTATGAAAGCAATCACGCAGAATTTATAGAAGTTAATGACCTAACTGATTTGCCTACTCCTGTAAGTGGAGTAATTACTTTAGTTGCAAATTATACCTACTTAATTTTAAAACATATCGACTTACTCGGCTCTCGTTTAGTATGCGGTCAAAATACTGTTATTGTAGGTTGGAGTTCAGAGAATTGCTCAATTAGTTCAACGGGTTTAAGTGGTGCTACTGCTTTAATTACTTCTACTTATTCACTACCTATTAGAAGCATATCATTTACTCACGCTTTAGTGTTTGATTTACAAGGCGATATAAATACTACGGCTTTGGATTGGTTCGGAGTTAATTTACTTAATTGTACAAGCGGTGGAACGATTAAAGACTATGCTAACTTTGTAATGAGTGACTGTGCCTTTTTAAATAGTGGCGGTTTTAACTTTGATGGAACGATTGGAACTATTGGATTTAGTAACTCCTTATTTAACACTGCGACTGGAACTACTGCAATTAATATCTTATCGACTTGTACTGTAAGCCGTCGATTAAGAATTATATATTCTTCATTTGTAATTGGTAGTGGCGAAACGGGAGTAAATTTTAGTACTTCGGCAACAGTTAGCGATGAAAAATATATCTTAGATACGATTAACTTTAGTGGCGGTGGAACTTATACAAGTGGAGTTTTAAATACTTCAAATAAGGCTTTATTTGTAAATTGCGTAGGTATTGCTAATACTGCAACGCGTGGCTTTATGTATATGATTAACAACGGAACCGATACAACTATAGGAGGTGGAAATGTTAACGTATGGGTAAAAGCGCAAGGTACTACTACGGCTGATAGTTTAAACTCTAAATTCAATCATGCAAGTAATAGATTGACTTATACAGGAGCGTTTAACCAATCGTTTTTAGTAACCGTAAATACAGCAGTTAGGTCAGGTAGTACGAATCAAAATATTAGTATCGGGATTGCTAAAAATGGAACTATTTTAGCTAATTCTGAGATGACTATTAGAACGTCAACAGCTAACCAAGAACATCCAGGCAGTACACAAATTGTAATTGATTTAGTCGCTAATGACTATTTAGAATTATTTGTAAAGAACTCGCAGTCGCCTGATGTTAGAGTTTCAGATTTAAACTTTTCAATAATTAAAATACCATCATAATGAACGGAACAAAGAAAATAACAAAAGGACAAATAGAAACCTACACTACTGCTGATATTGCTGATAGTGTAGGTAAAAGGTATCAAACTGAGAATCAAAATACATTTAACGATGCTACTTCTAGTATTCAAACTCAGTTAAATACTAGAAACTTTAACTTAGTTAATGATTCAGTACCAACAAGCGCAATTACAGGAACGACAACATTAACACAAATAGGAAGCAGTATTTTAATTCCTGCAAACACATTTAGCGCAAACGATTATTTTTCTTTAGAATCTTTAGCAATTTTAAAAACTGGAGGTGCTGGAACTTGTAACGTTAGATTGCACGTTAATAGTTCTAATAACTTTGCAACATCGACGGCAATATGTTCGACTAACTTACCATCAACGCAGATAAGCGGAACGGCTCAAAGGATTTTTGAAATAAACGGTGGTAATTTAAAGAATAGAATTCCCGCTTCAGTTAGTTCTTTTACAGATAAAACAGGAAGCGCAACAACAGGGCTATCTATTACATTTAATCCAGCAGTTGACAACTATTTATTCACAAGCGTACAGTTTTCAGTATCAACCGATTCAGTAGTAAGAACACAACTCGTAATAACTAAATAATTATGCCTTTATATTCAATTTTAGATTCAGAAAATTACATTACTCATTGCATTATGAGTGATACTTGTCCGCAAAACGGAACGCCTTTACTTAACACGCAATTTGTAAAACCTCGTTTAGTTGACGGCGTATTGATTGAAACACACGTTCCAACTGATGAGGAGCTAATAGAAGCCGAGTTCGCCAAGTACCAACAAAGGGAGCGTGACGGTATGGATGCTTATTTAAAGATAAGCGCAGAGTTTAGAGTGGCTAAATTAAGCGGTCAAATAAGTGAAGCCGAGCATAAAGCTATTGAAGAACTTTTGATACCTGTAAGAGACGAAATTAGAGCGGGGCAGTGGATAAGCGGTTTAGTCAAGTTGGAAGCGTTAGGCTCGCAAAATATAGGAGTTACTTTATACGGTAGATTGCATTTACAAATTTCAAATTATATCGAATTATGTTATTAATTATAGCTTGGATTTTATTCCTACCCCTATCAATAGTTAATTACTTTTGTGTAAAAAACAAAAAGGGGTACTTTAAACAAACGGCGTTAAATTTAGACAAATTCGGAAATAGAGAATTTAGGGCGTTTCTTAATTTCTCTATGCAAAAAAACGGTTATAAATTTGGCAACCCTAACGAAACAATTTCAAGCGCACTTGGTAAAAACGAGCGAGATAATACCCTTACTAAATGCGGGCGTATTTTAGTTAAAATTTTAGACATTATAGATAAAAACCATTGTAAAAAAAGTATATCTTTGTAATTATGAGCCAAGCACAACGCACCGAAATAATGAAATGGTTAACCCTTATAATAGGGTTCGCTATATTGGTACTTCAAGTTTATAAGTATTTTAAAAATACTTTAGAATTAAATATAAATGAAGTTGTATTAACTGCGGTTGCCGTTGTATTAATGCGTAACCCTTATTCACTTATTGACCTTTTAAACAAACGAAATGACAGGTAATAAGATAGAACTAATATCAATGTTAAGTGCAGCCTTTTTAAGCACATTTGTTATGGAAATGATGGAGAAAGTGATTATTACTACCGTTGCTATGGTTATAGGTACAACCATA